AGCTACAAGACGGAGACCGCGTTGAGGTCTATCGCAACCTACACAAGAACTGCTTTTCGATTCGCAAGAATGGACGAGTGGTGGATTACCGAGCCGATGATGAGCAACTGACCCTAGTGGATGTAAAGTTCGCTGTACAGCCTGCTGGTCGAGCGAAGGTTATTCGTGAACGCAAGAAGAATGTTCACGCCTTTATTCGAGGAACCGTTAGCTTCAAGTCTCCTGTGGCATACCAAGAGCTAGTGAGCTACAACCCGTACAAAGGTGATTCTTTTTTCGTCACTTTCGGAGGACATCAAAACCCTATTCACAAGGCACGGAGGGTTACACTCTCCGATGGAAAAGTTTGGGCAAACCAATAAAAGGAGACAACTGGTATGGGACTTGACATGATTCTTTACGTCACGGATGGAGAAGAAAAGACCCTAGAAGAGTTCAACGAAATAAACAATTTGTGGTCTACCTGTGAGTGCTTCCCTTGGAGGAAAGCCAACTCGATCCACAAGTGGTTTGTTGAAAATGTTCAAAACAACAACGATGATTGTGGAGTTTATGAGGTCAGTTTTGAGCAACTGATGGGACTGAAAAGCAAGGTCGCTTCTGTTCTTGCTGATAATCGAAAAGGCCCTAAGCTACTTCCTACTACTGCTGGTTTCTTTTTCGGGTCTACCGAGTATGATGACTGGTATCTTGAGGATTTGGTCTTGACTATGAATCATCTGAACGAGTGTGAACTGATGTACGGGGCCAACCCTGACTCCAAGTTTTATTATAGTTCTAGCTGGTAATCAAGGAATAACGATGAACAAGAAAGAAATCATTGAAAGCCTGAAATCCATTATCGAGGCTTTGAGTGTCGATGAGCAAGAAGAGATTATTACCTATGATTTTGGTGATGGACCTGTTCCTGCTCACCGACACAAAAACCCCGATGGCTCAATCGGAGGTTGGGTAGCTAATACTGCTACTGTCGCTGATACTGCCTACATTGGGGAAGATGCCAAGGTGTCTGATAATGCCCATGTGTATGGTAATGCCTCGGTGGGTGGTAATGCCCATGTGTATGGTAATGCCAAGGTGTATGGTAATACCTGGGTGTTTGGTAATGCCCGAGTGGCTGGTAATGCCAGGGTGTTTGATGATGCCTTGGTGTATGATAATGCCAGGGTGTTTGGTGGTGCCTTGGTGTTTGGTAATGCCCAGGTATTTGATAATGCCTGGGTGTCTGGTAATGCCCAAGTGTTTGATTATGCCCAGGTGGCTGGTGATGCCCAGGTGACTGGTAATGCCGTGGTGTTTGGTGATGCCAGGGTGTCTGATTATGCCGTGGTGTACGGTAATACTAAACTGAGTTCAGGAACCCACAAGGAATAACGATGAATAACCAAGAAGAAGAGTGGATTGATTATCACACGAAACTTGCGGAGAAAGACATGGTGAACTCTCCTAGCCACTACACAAGTAATGGTCTGGAGGTCATCGAGATCCTTGAGATGAAAATGTCTCCAGAGGACTTCCAAGCGTACTGCCTGGGTAATGTACTAAAGTATCTCTTTCGTGCCAAGTACAAGGGAAAGGAACTAGAAGATAACAAGAAGGCTCTCTGGTATCTCGACCGTAAGATCAAATCAATGAATAAATACGATAAGGAGAAAAAATGAAAATTCTAAATAACTACAAACAAGAAATTGATGGAACTGTAATTCTTACCAGGGAGGATGTGGAGACCATCTCTATGGCCCTCACTCTCGCTCTACCACACAACAAGGACAACCTCACCCTGGGAGTCTTGGAGGCTCAGTTCAGGGCACTACAGGAGCCTATGAAAGCCTTTCACGAACCAGAGGGGCATCACGAAGGGGACTTCTAATGGTGAAGGTAAGAATGACCCTAGAATGGGACTTTGATAAAAAGGAATGGGCACAGAGCGAGGAGCATTGGGAGGAAATGAAGAAGACTCCTGGGATAGTTCTAGGTGATGACATCATCAACTCTTTGTTTATTCTGAACGCTCTGGATTATCCCAAGGTTGTGAAGACTTCGGTAGAAACTAATTAATTTCTTTTGCCTGGGGGGTTGACAAGGCCCCCTAGGTGTGGTATAATAGACGCATGAACAACGAACAATACGCAGCCATCGAAGAGAAGTACGGCAAGCTCATCCACAAAATCGGTCATTGGATTTCTGGTGATGTAGCTACTGCTTCTCATGAGGACAATACGCAGGACATTTGGATTGCGGCTATGGAGGCAATTCGAGGCTATGAGAAGAAGGAGAACCAGACCTTCGATGAGTTCTGGGGGACCAAGGGATTCGATAAGTATATGAAGACTTGCCTTTGGAATATTAAAAACAGCAAGGGTGCGAAGATCACCAAGAAGTTTAAAATCACCAGGGATACGGTAAACGTAGCAGACAATGAAGAAGTTCTTTTCATGGAGGACACTTCTAGTTACCCGAATGAGGTTGAGGATTTTTTGTCTGAGGTTTCGTACAAACTAGATGACGAGCAGAGTCTAGTCATTCGCTCTATTTTGGAAGACCCTACGATGATTAAGCCGAATGGAAAAGTGTGTGTCTCTTCTCTTGTAAAAGATTTGGGCAAGACTAGATATGAGGTAACAAACATCATTAATGATTTGGGAGAAAAGATTAAAAATGTACTATAAAGAAAAGAAGATTTATCTATCAGGTGGAATCTCAGGACGCAAATACGAACAAGTTATGGTTCAGTTCGAGCAGATGGAATACTATCTCAAAACTCACGGACATGAGGTAGTAAATCCAGCTAAGTTCGGCGTGGATGAGAGGTCATGGGAAGATTACATGAAAATGAGTGTCATCGAAATGATGTCTTGTGATGCTGTTCTAATGCTTCAAGGTTGGCAGAATAGTAGAGGAGCAACGATTGAAAGGAACCTAGCATGGAACCTAAACATCCCTGTTTATTATGAAAAAGAGTTTGAAGGAGAAACAGATTGAAAGTAAAAGACCTAATTGAAAAGCTGGAAGAGTACGATGAAGACATGGAGGTAGAGATTCACTACCAATACTCTTACCCTCTAAAAGGCTACCTGAGTAGATTCACAGAGGTAGGTAACGCTCTCTACATCGCAATGGAGCAGGATAGAGATACCCCTTACGGATCAAGAAAAGCATGGGAAGGAGAATGGTACAATGACTGATTATTACATTATCGAGGATTCAACAGACGCATCTTTTTGCCGTGTAGCAGAGAGCACAGCGAAAGCAACAGAAATGGTGAACTTCTTCACCAACAACGATCTCTACACAGGCACATACAGCTACACCACAGTCTCTGTTACTGATCCTCAGCTAGAGCATATGTACCGTCACGCTGCTTGTATTGATAAGGCTAACTTCGAGCTTGATACAGCTCTTTTCGGTGGAATCTCTGGAACCTAATGATAACCAGAGTAGAACTAATTGATATCGTCATGCCCAATGACTGTAATCACTACGGTAATGCGTTTGGTGGTTGGGTCATGGGCAGGATTGATATTGCAGCAGCAGTCTTAGCAAAAAAGATTGCACATGGTCCTGTAGTTACTGCAAAAGTAAGCGAGATCATATTCAACCGTCCGATCCCAAAAGGATCTACCATGAAGACTGTAGCTTGTCTAGAAAAGACAGGCAATACAAGCATGGATGTAACAGTGATTATCTCAGTAGAAGACTTCCCTGGACTAGACGAGCATTGCACAGAGGCCAAGGTCACAATGGTTTCAGTAGACGAAGAAGGCAGACCAAGGAAGCTCAACAAAGAAAAAAGAAACTGGTCCGACCCTACTTACCCCTTATAAAAGTAAACTAAAAAGTTAAATGAACTTCAAAGATATAAACGACATAGAACAAGCAATCGAAATCCTAGTAAGAGTAATGAGAAGGAACGAATCCTTTTCGTCCCCAGAAGAAGTAACCACCCTTAAACCACTACTAGATGCAATAGATAAACTAGCAGACATAGTAGATGTACTAGAGAAAGGAGACTACTAGTTATGGGATTCTTTACTGACCTAATCATCAATACATTCATCTCTGATAAAACAAAGAAAACAGTAATGCTATCAGAACAAATGAAGATGAATAAACTACTACAAGAACAGAATGAACTATTAAAAAGACAACAAAAAGGTAAAAAGAAAAGGTAAAATAACCAAAAAGTCAAATGAGTGATGTTGGTATGATTTTCTACAAGAAAATATATAAGTAAACAAAATACCAATATCATTCATAATAAAGACCTGAAACATATAACCAAAAAGTCAAATGAGAGATGGGGGTTCTTTATTGCTGGTTGTTGCTGGTTATTATTCGTTTTTATTCGTTTTTATTGGTCTTTATTCGTTTTTATTCGTTTTTATTCGTTTTTGGTTAACCCTTTTTTAATCCAAAAAACAACCACCCCCACTACAAACTAATTCAGAACTAGGTAGAAACAATACCAAAAAGTCAAATTAGGCCACCCCCCACCCCCACTATATTCACAAAATAATACCAAAAAGTCAAATGTAAGTATACTATAATAAGTTCCAAAGCTACGTTTCTACCTATTAGAAAAACCTACTCCGAAGCAAATTCAGAGTAGGTTTTTCTTTTTTTATAGGGTAAATTCAGATTTGGTTGTATTTTACCCCTCAAAACTAAATAAAATCAAAATGTAAAATGTTCCACAAAATAAGTAAAAACCTCATTTTTGATAGCGTGAGTTAGGTTCGCTCCGAGGGGAAAACAAACCAAATCTGAAATTGTAAAAAATTGTAAAATGACCCCAAATTCTAAATTGGGGGGATTCTCATCTACAAGTTCTAATTGAGAATGCAAATGAGACTCAATCTCAATTAAAACCGGGAAAGCGGAGCTAAACCCTTACCCCACAAGGACTTAGGACCGCGAGCTTTTTTTGAGTTTTTGCTTGCTTCTTCTTCTCTTTAGTGTGAGGCGAACCTGACCGTCTTTTGAGTTGTCCAACAAAGGCCACAAGAGGCACAATCTTTCACCTTATCGAGTTGTTCGGGACAATCGAAAGACTTACCCTCGAAAGATTCTTCCGCAGCGTAGGATTGAAAAGCGTCCAAGATATCAAACTCTTCGTTTCGGGAAAGACGAATAACGCACCTTTCGGAAAAGCGCATATTCAATAGGCGAATCTCGTTATAGATCTTACCCTTGTTCCTGGCAGTATAACCGAAGATCGCCAGCTTGTCCCCATACTTGATCAATTGATCGGCCCAAAAGCGAACATAAGGAACCGAATAAAAATCACCTAGAACGTGCAAGCGTACTAGAATACCTTGCTTGTGCTTTTTCATTAGCGTTTCCATTTGCTTCGAGATAGCTTGAATGAGCCCTTTAGTATCGTATCGAAGAGCGAAGGGCATATTGTCCCCATAGCAATCTTCCCAATGGTGGCAAGAAGTTGGACAGGTTGCCCTTTCCTGAAGAGAGACAGAATAGATTCGCTTGCCCTTATGCTTCCCCTTAGATACAATATATCCGAGCTTGGCATTGTTGGAACCAGGCTTCAGGACGTTCTGATCTTTTGAGGGCTTGACGGACTTGAGGTAGCGAGTTTGGGGAGGTCTTTTCATGCGTGTATTATACCACGGCATCGGCAAGAATCAAAGAGTATCGTGAGGAAAATAAAAAAAGTTATCGTCGTAAGTGGTTGGGAAATAAGGACTTAGCGCGGTGCTGCCGCCCGCTCCGCTTATAAACCCCCGTAAAACAAGGACTTATAAGCGGAAGCTTTTTTTAGGAAAACCTGGGATTTTCCTTGATTGGTGGAGGTGCAGGGAATCGAACCCTGGTCCTAACTAGTTCCCGTTCGGGTCTTAGCTAGTCGAACATACCAAAAACACCCCCGAAGGGTGGGGAGAGGTCGAAACCCCTCCCCGTTTAGATCAGTCCCGAGTCACGCGACCGAGGAGAGCGCCCTGCGTAGCAGCATGGGCAGCGTGAGAGCCTAGGTGCCGCTCCCCGTTGAGAGGGAGGAGACGACGAAGAGACTTGTAAGCCTCCAGACACTCCATCGCTTGCGAATCGTTGCTCGCATAGAGGTCGCTAAACAGCTCCCCCACTTGGATCGAGAGACCTTGGATCTTAGCCATAACAGCGTTGTTTTCGAATTCTTTCATGTGTGTATTATACCTTAGAATGGGTTGAGGGTCAAGAAGAAAAGAGAGAAAATCAGTCCCAGCAGGAGTTCACATCTTCGTAACAATGTGCTGGTCGCGAATATTCGCGTTGAAGAAGCTGCCAGCACTATCAGCTTGTTGCCACTCTCGAAGAGTATCGTCCTGGACATCCGCGACAAGGTAGTTATTGCCGTTTTCCAGGGTCATGATAACGTTATCCGAGTTAGTAGCGGAACGTGCAGTATCGAAAATCCAAGAACTTTTCATTGTGTTACTCCTAGAGAAGAATCAAACAAAGGGGGAGGAAAGAGTGGGAACCTTATCGCCTTGAGTGGCGCAGAAGGGACGGTACTTAGAACCGCCGTGATTCCCAATATGATTGCCATTGGCGGCAGTCGGGAGCTTACGGCGCAGAGCGCTATAAGTGTTCAGAGCGCGAATGGTCCGCAGAGAGCTGGAACCGTGCTTGCGATAAATGCGAGCGAAGCGTTTGCCAGCGAAGATAGAGAGCGAGTTGATGATGAAGTTTTTCATGCGTGTATTATACCAGACTCAGGCGGTCTCGTCAAGGGGTTTCGTGAGTTTTTTGGTGAGTTCCTTGGTTTGATGCTTGGCCGTTCGGATGAGGATTTCGGGAGCCTGAACCTCGACGATGCCCAGGAGAGAGTAAAAGAAAGCACTCCTCTCATCTTCGTTGCACTTGTGAAGGTTGTCCGCGATGAGCCAGGCGAGATTGCTATCGTTTTCCATGCGTGTATTATACCAGAAGAAGGAGCGTTTGTCCAGAGGAATCAGAGAGAAATCGGAAGCTCGCAACCCTCTTGCTTCCAACGGGTTACGATGGCTTGAATGTGGTAGCTGGCAAGGGAATCGGGCATATCGAGCCCGTGAGCGTGAACGTCAACACAGGCATCCCGATAGGGCATCCACGACAGTCCGCACCTATCGTCTTCGATGGCATCGAGAAGGCGGGAGAGTTGGCTGGGCAGGTGAGTCGTTTTCTTCATGCGTGTATTATACCACACTCTTGGGGGATTGCAAGGGGAAAGGGGGAGAAAAATAAAAAAAAGATTTTGCTTGACTTCCTAAGTCCTTGCTGTGCATGGGTTTAGGCTTCGCCGCGGCCCCCGCCAAAGGCGGGATAACCCCCCGTAGAAGGGCGTTATTCGGAGATTTAGAACTCGCCCAAAAGCTTTCCAATCTTCCAGATTAGTTCTTGGATTCGGGCGGCGGCGAAGTCGTCGCACCACTCGAAGCTCTCGAATAGCCGAATGCCACCATCGGAATCGAGACTGTCTCGAATCTCTTTCAGTTCCTCAAAGGCGTGCCGAAGTAGCTCAAGCGATTCTTCTAGTTCTTCCATTCTAAAACTCTCCTAGTTGTTTTCCAATCTTCCAAATCAGGTCTTGGATTCGGTCGTCGAGGAGCAGCCCCAGGCTTCGACGGCGCTCAAGAGTGTCCCGAATCTCTTTCAGTTCCTCGAAAGCATACCGAAGTAGCTCAAGCGATTCTTCTAGTTCTTCTCGTTCATTCATCGTTATTCCTTCTCCAGAGCGCAGAGCGCGGCGTGTGCGATGGCTGGGCGGGTGATTCGTTTTCTTCATGCGTCTATTATACCACACTCTAAGCGGAATGCAAGGGTAAAATAAAAAAAGTTGTCGTTGTAAGTGGTTATCTAGCAAGCACTTAGCGCGGTGCTGCCGCCCGCTCCGCTTATAAACCCCCGTAGAACAAGGACTTATAAGCGGAAAGATTTAGGAGAAAAGGCTAGAAGCCCATCACCTCGGCAAAGAGGGGATCATCTTCTGCCCAAGCATCAACGCAGATCTCAAAAACCTCATCAACCGAGAGGCCATCATCGAAAAGGTCTCGAACCATAACAAGGTCGGGCATATCGCTCCAACCCATCCCGAAGGATTGGATACACTTTCGATCCAGTTTAGCGCAAAAAGTTTTGAAGTTCATTGGGAAGCCTCCGCTTCTTTGATTTCGGTCCAAGCAATATTTGCCCCACTCATAAGGATTTCGGACATCATCCAGTATCCAAGTTCTTCCTCGAACCCTTTCACTTTGCCGAAGCACTTTAGGGTCCTGATATCAGGACCATACTTGCCAAAAACCACATCAGTCTCATAGGTTTCCCAGACCCAACCGTTCGAGCCGTAGATAATGACCTTATGGGTTTTGGGCTTGCCATCAGTGGCACCGAGGTCGGGAAGGGAGAGGAGGGCGTCTCTTAGCGGTTTGTTCATGCGTGTATTATATCAAACGGGAGAGGGGATGTCCAGAGCTTTTTGGAGATTCTGGCGAACTTTCCGACGAACATAACGAGAGTCCTTCGGCTTCGCCTTGCTCGGGTGAACGCGATACAGGTTGCAGCAAGGGCAACCGAAGCCTCCGATTCCGTGACGGGTCCGAAGAGCCTTATCGTTCGTGAGGTCGAATCCGCTGTTCTTCATGCGTGTATTATACCACACTCTTGGGGTAATGCAAAGGGAAAAGAAGAAAAGTTGTTGTCGTAAGTGCTTGCTAGATAAGGACTTAGCGCAGCGTGGCCGCCCGCTCCGCTTATAAACCCCCGTAGAATAAGGACTTATGAGCGCCCGAAAAAGAATAGAAGAGAAAATAAAAAACCGAGGAACCCCTTGCAAAGAGTTCCTCGGCGTGGGTTAGCAGCCCGATAAGGAATGTGGAGGAGCTACCTCCTTGCTACCCTCCCCGAAGGGAGGCGCTCCGAGCCTAAAGCCTATTTATGGTCGCTCGGACGACTAGCTCACGCACCCATATAGCGGTGATTCACACCACTACGAGTAACGAACTGACGGCTATTAGCGTAGTGCCGATTCCAAGCCTTCTTACAAGCGTTGAGAGTACCGCAATAAGTGGTAGTGCCTTGACGGACATCCTGAATACAATAGGTGGCCGTGTTGCTGTTAGTCCCAGCGAAACGGAACATAACGGCGTTTTGGTTAGAGCGAACGATTTGAGTGTTGGTGTTGAACATTAGTTTCCTTCTTTTTGTTGTTGGTTAGTAGTTTGGGCCTCTCACCCATTCGGTAGTCTCTAGAGGGTACTGCCTCTTACTTGTGAGGGAGCATTATAGCACACTCCCTCGTGCTAGTCAACCCTCGGCTTCCATCTCTTTCGGCTGGATGAGGGTAGCGATCTTGACCGAGATTTGGTTATCAAGGTCGGTAAGACGAGACTCGGCTTCTTGGAGGATAGCATAGGCATCCTCCTTCTGTGCCTCGATCTTGCTGATCCAAGCGTAGTGCTTAGCCATGCGAGCATCAGCAGATTGGGGACCATTTCCGAGGATCTTCTTAGCCTCTCGAATCTCCTTCTGAACATCGGTCTTCTCGACGATGAGAGAAGCGAGTGCAGGGTGATTCTGCGCTGCTTGCTTGGCTTCCTTCATGCGAAGGCGCTCCAGCTTGGCTTCGGTTTCAGCGATGATTTCGGCAGGGGTGCGCTGAGCGCGCTTGTTGGTTTCGTTCTTCATGTGTGTATTATACCTTATCAGTAGTCAGTAGTCAAGTCTAAATCCAGTCTTTTTCGTTGTATTCAGCCTCGAACCACTCGTCGAGGTCTTCGTCCGAGGGCTGGTAGAGTTCCTCGGGGTCAACATCTTCGGGGTAGTTCTCAAGGGAGGCTTGGACTTCGTTGAAGAGGTCTCCCATCATTTCGTTGTATTCCATCTGGTTCATGCGTCTATTATACCACACTCTTGGGGGGATGCAAAAGGAAAAGAAGAAAAGTTGTCGTTGTAAGTGGTTGCTAGATAAGGACTTAGCGCAGCGTGGCCGCCCGCTCCGCTTATAAGCCCCTGAAAAACAAGGACTTAGGAGCGAGAACTTTTTATGAGAAGATGGCGAAAAGCACTAGACCTAGCACTACCAGAGACAGAACTCTTTTATGCATTATTCCCCGCACTCCTCAAAATAAGCCGCTTTTTGTTCATCGGTCATCCAATAAACAATCTCCCCATCATCATCCAAACCCATTTCGATCTTTCCCGTAGTGACGAGTTCCCAGAGAGTATCTTCAAGTTCTCCCATAGTGGGCTGGTCGTATTCGTATTCGTATTCGTTACTCATTAGAGGTATCCTCTTGCCGTTGAAGAATAGGGTGAATTCGGTTAGAATACTCCAACTTACCATAGTAGTAGTCGTAGTTATTCATAACTCGGATTCGAGCATCCGTAAGGGTACGAACGTCTTGAATGTTCAGGTAGATTCGATTAGGGCCCATCGAAGGGATGGACACCTGATAAGCTCGCTCGCGGTCTTTGCGTTCCGCGATGACGATTTCGCCTACCATGTAGATGCTTTCGAAAGGAGCGGTATTCATGTCGTTTTCCATGCGTGTATTATACCAGGGGCTAAAGGATTTGTCCAGGGGAATCTTGGATTTTTTCTTCGCAGGTGAAGCAGGTGCGAGTACCTTGCACACGCTCTCGGAGCTTGAGCACGCGCTTACAATCTTCACACTCGAACTTGGTCGTGGAGAGGGCAGCTTGGTCTTCCAGCCAGCCTTGGAAGTAGAAGTCTTGGTAGCTCATGTGTGTATTATTAGTTCCCGAAAAGCTCGTCGTCGAGGGCTTCTTCTCCGAACTGGGCAGTATCCTCAATGGATTCTCCAACCTCGAAAAAGCAAAGAAGCTCGTCGGTCCTGAAGTTGTACGAAGTGCGCTCAAGCACCTCATTGCAGAACTCCTCAAAGGTCATGTCCGTTCTCGCTTGGGTTTCCATGTCGTTCTTCATGCGTGTATTATACCAGAGGGAAGAGGGCTTGTCCAGAGGAAACTACAGAAAAGCGGAAAGCTGGTAGAGGAACATGATCGCCATGCAGATACCGAGAACTTCGAGAACTTCGAGGACCGTCTTCATTTTCTTCATGTGTGTATTATACCACGGATTGGGAAGAATGCAAGGGAAAAAAAAGAAAACTCACCGGAAAATTTGACGTCGATGGTTCCATCCAGGGTCAGCCATAGAGCCATAGATCCAGGGACTCCTATTATTTTTAAGTCCTCTCAAAAATAAAAATAAAATTTCTAGGGACTCCTAAAATAATTCAGGGACTCCTAAAATAAAATTCCAAACTATCTCAAAAAAACTATATACTAGGGAGAGTTAAAAATATGAACGATATACAGCAAGGAATGCGAGTATTTAGTTATGCGGTATCTGGAATTACTTCAGAAGAGGTTTCAGGGTTTCCCTTTTTGGATAGCGCGGGGAACAATATCAAATGTAACTATATGAAAGCTGAGATTCATTACGATGGGAACAAGGATGAGAACCATGTCGTAGCTTGGATTGAGCCTAGTGGTTTGTCCCAAGGAAGTATAAAGACGAACCCCACAGAGCAGTATGGAGCTGCTGAGTTTTTAGCGGGGGAGGTATCAGGGAGTTTAGGTTTTTGTGTATTTGCGGACTCTGCTCATCAGGCAGTAGTGGAGTGGAAGGCAAGCAATGGTCAGGGCACGAATGGAGTTAATATAAAGGTTGATGAATATTTCCAGAACTCGGCTGGAGAGATCTTTGTTATTTTAACTTATGGAAACATTCTTCCATTCAACCATCTTAGGTTAAATAATTATGATTTTGGAGTCTAGTTCAGAACTAAGTTACTATATAAGTTAGAGGTTTTTATTATGGATAGAAGAATAGAAGAATCAAAAGTTAAAGTTTATGAAAACTTAGGTAATACTTTATTAGGGAGAAGGTGGAACACTAAATACTATTCTCCAGAAACGAGAGCAGATAGAACTAAACATGATGTTCTTAGATATGAAGCTAAGCCCTGGCAACGAAAAGATTCCGCTCTTCGTAATAAGCGTCTAGCTAGGAGGGCTGAATTAGCAAAAGCTGCTGCTGAGAAAAAAGCAGGAGGTGATTCAGTAAAAGAATCAAAATTTGATGCTTATCGCAACTTAGCTAATTCTTTATTGGAGGGGCGTTGGAACACTAAGCACCTTTCTCCAGAGGATAGAGCAGATCGGACTTCTTCTGATACTTCTCATGAGGCACCTTTTGATAAGAGAGGTACGAAGCATGTTGAGCGCCGTAAGAAGCGTCTAGCTAGAAGGTCTCAATTAGCAAGGGATGCCGCTGCTGAGAGCAAGGCAGTAGGTGATGAGGCTGATGCTAGAGCCGTACATGGAGATATGAGAAGAGGTGGAAGTAGGTACTAAGAGATAAGTGACCTCTAGAAGAAGAAACAAAGGGTTTAGGAACAAGGATCCTAGATACTTTGATAAACTTAGAGAAGAGAAGCGAAGTTTACGCAATTTCTTCACTAAGGAAACAGTAAAAAAATTAGGAAAGAGTTTAAAATGGATCCAAAAGAAAGAAACAGACAAATCGCTGAGGCTAGACTAGCTAGATTACCAAAAAATTCTGGTCATGCACGAATTCTTAGAGCAAAATTAGGTATTTCTGATGCTCCTGCTCCTGTAGTTGAAGAAGTTTCTGAAAAAATCGAGGAAGTTCTTGAAATAGTTGAGAAACCTGCTCCAACAAAGAAGAAAAAATCTCAGAAGAAACTGTAAACTAGTCTTTTAATTCAATAGGGAGGTCATTATTTTTAATAAATGCCTCTCTATTTTTATGCCAAGACTCTCTACCCACTAATTCCCCTCTAGAATTGTGTAAAATGTTCAAATCTATGACGTAATTAGTGAAACCTTTTTCGTGCGCTCGCGTGGTATAGTAAATATCATAGAAATCCCAATCTCCTTCAAAAAATTCAGGCTTCTCTAGTCCAACTTCTTCTATTACATTCGACTTGGTAGCTAAAAATAGGCCATCTAGGACTATTACTTCTCCTACGGGGCCATAAGGGGTGATGTATTCCTTGTTAAGCTTATCAAGGTGCGTCACACGGCCTCTGTGCTTGCCTGCTCGCCAGTTATCTGTGTTCCACCATACTGCATCAGGGCTGAGGCGGGTCGTTCCAGCGGGGCCTACAAAGCCTACAGCGGTAGATTCTAGAGAGTCTATGAGTTTCTTCTTAAAAACTTCGGGATCTTCTCTGATTTCTATATCGTCGTGGCAGAATATAATAATATCTTCAGGGTTTGGGTTTATTTGCGTATAAGCTCTTTGATATGCAGAAAAAAGAGACGACTGATTAGCCATTAGATATACTTTAATTCCACACCCAGCTAAATATGTAAGAAGGTTGTTTGTTGTTTGTGATACTTTTTCTCTTGATCTAGTACAGATAGCAGCGTATATATTCATATACTATAATAAAGCAGAACGTCAGATAATTTATGGAAAAAGAAAAATTAATTGAAGAATTTCAAAAGTGCAAAGAAAATCCAGAATATTTTATTAGTACTTATATCAAGGTAACTCACCCAGTTAGGGGTTTGGTTCCGTTTAAGTTATATCCCTTTCAGGAAAAAATTCTATCTGATCTCCAAGAGTATAGATTCAATATTCTTAGAAAGTTTAGACAAGCAGGATGCACCACTATCGCAGCGGGGTATTCCTTATGGACCATTATTTTTCAGAAACACAAGTCCGTTGTTATTCTTTCAAAAGGTGATGCTGAGTCTACTGAAGTTCTAGAAAGAATCAAACTAATGTATGACGAGCTTCCTGAGTTCTTAAAGCCTGGAATTATTGAAGACAACAAGCACACTCTAAAACTTAAAACAAATTCAGTAATTAAGTCTAGACCATCTGGAAAACAGTCTGGACGTTCTCTTGCTGGTTCTCTTCTTATTATTGACGAGGCTGCTTTCATCGAAAACATTGATACCATCTGGGCTGCTGTTTATCCCATTATTTCTACTGGTGGTCGTGCATTCGTACTGTCTACCGTTAATGGTATTGGTAACTGGTATCATGACGTATATCAAAATGCTATTAATGGAAACAACTCATTCCACCCAATAGATATTCGATGGCAGGAGCACCCCGAATATAGTTATAACCCAGACTTCGAGCATCTTTACGAGGTAATGAAAGAAAAGGGTTTGGATATTCACCAATGGGAAAAAACAACAAAAGCTAATATGCCCACGAAGCAATGGCTTCAGGAATATGAATGTTCTTTCCTTGGAACAGGTGATACCTATATCGAAGGCGAAATATTAAAAGAAGTATCAAAACAGACCAGCGACGACTACTATACAAAATATAATAATAGGATGAGAGTTTGGCAAGATCCTCAACCTCATTATTCATACTTAATAGCGTGTGATACCTCCTTGGGAAGAGATAGAGATTATTCTGCTTTCCATGTTATTAATATGTACAACGGGCAACAAGTTGCAGAGTTCTACTCTAATAGAACACCAATAAATGATTTTGCTCAGATCATAGCCTCCGAAGGGATGCTATATAATGTAGCTCACGTTATTTGTGAAAGGAATACTATCGGAAATAACTTAATTGATTGGCTGTACAATATTTATGAGTATGAAAACTTATGGTGCGACGAAAGAGGAGACATTGGGTTCCAAGTAACTGCTAAGAATAGAGAAATTATTCTAGCTCAAATGGAAGAGTCTATTAGGCGAGACTTAATAAAGATAAACTCTACTAGAACTTGCGATGAGCTAATGACCTTTATCATTAAAGAAACAGGAAGAGCGGAAGCGGAAAAAGGACACAATGATGATCTTATTATGAGTTTAGCCTTAGCTATCCACGCCTATAAATACTTACTGGATAGTATGCCTATGGAATTTGCAACAAATTTAGGAAATGCCGAAGCGCCCCCTATGCCAGCTAAGCTAGATAATATACAAGTTAAAACATCGTTTGGAAGTATTTCTGAGGAAGACTACACATGGTTGATAAAATAAAACAAGAAGAACTTAACGAAAGTGGATACACTTCCTTTGGTGGAACAGAAAATAGAAGTGGATCTTTTTATAACCCAACAGGGCCAATAGGGAGATTTTTCGCTAAATTCTTTGCTACAAAAGCCCAATCAATTGCTCAAAAAGAAATAGACAAAGGCCATGTTCTCCCAGCTACAGGAGATACTGTAGTCTCTACTGAGGTTATCAAAGATATCTCAGTAGATGATGGTCCCGCTGTTGGGGGCATTAGTAGAAACCCCATCCTTCCACAACTAGAGCTTAATAGAAAAAAGAGATACAAAGAGTATGAGGAGATGGATGAATATCCAGAGATCGGGGCTGCCTTTGATATCTATGCTGATGACACAACACAAAAAGGAACTCGGTCTGAGCGTTGGACAATTAAGTCCAAGAATAGCATGGTTGTAGAAGAGATTGAAGATCTTTTTGAAACTCTTAGAATGGACAAGTTTCTTTGGGATATCATTAGAAACACAGTAAAATATGGAGATTGTTTTACCGAACTTGTTCTTGATATAAATAATCCCCAAGAAGGTCTTAAGAAAATAAAAATTCTTAACCCTAATTGGATTCTTAGAGTAGAAAACGAATATGGCTATTTAAAGAAGTTCCTGCAAGAAATTCCTAACATGGAAAATATGCAGTATTCCGAGGCTGGGCAGGCTTATCAAAATCGCCCAGTAAAGTATATTGAGTTGGACAAAAATCAAATTGTTCACTTCAGACTACACACCTCTGATCCTGTATTTTATCCTTACGGCAAATCTATCGCGGCGCTTTGCCACAGAATCTTCCGCTCCCTTAAGATGATGGAGGATGCTATGATGATTTATCGCCTATCCAGAGCACCAGAACGTAGGATCTTTTATGTAGATACAGGCAACCTTCCTACTAGTAAAGCTGAGATGTTTATAGAGCGCATCAAGCAAAAGTTTAAGAAGGAAAAGTTCTACAACACTCAGAGGGGTGCAGTAGACTCTAGATTTAATCCTATGTCTATGGATGAAGATTTCTTTGTTCCTACAAAGAATGGTAGAGGTACAAAGATTGAAACACTTCCAGGAGCAACTAACCTAGGGGAAATTGAGGATGTTCGCTACTATAGAGATAAGCTTCTTGCTGCTCTAAAAATTCCAAAAGATTACGTTGTTGAGAAGGATCAGTCCCCAGAGAGAAAAGCAAACCTCTCTCAACTGGATGTTAAGTTTGCTAGAACTATTCAAAGAGTTCAAGTTGATATCCAAACTGGATTAGAAAATATTGCTAAAAGGCACCTCCAACTAAAAGGGTTCCCAGCGGCCCAAATTAAAAGATTAAAAATTGAACTTCCAGAGCCCTCTGATATGTCAGCTAAAAGAAAGCTTGATATTGACGAGCAGAAGACAAGAGTTATTCAAGCCGTTCAAGGTCTTGGTCTATTCTCTAAAGATGAGATTTATAGAGAGTATTATGATATGACCGACTCCGAAATAGAGAAAATTAAAAAAGAGCTTGAAAAGGATATGGAAGATGAAATGAAAAAACAAGAGGCAATGATGCCTCCTGCCGCTCCAGGCGCTCCTCCAGCAGGTGCTCCTCCAGGCGGGGAAGCGGGATACGGAGAAGCGGGGGGCCAGGAGCCAGCAGAAAATGTACCACCAACCGTTGAGAGTAAGATAGAAAGTCTAGAAGCTCTCAAAAACATAGTTCTAGAAGAAAAAAAAGAGGTTATTTCTAGAATAATCAAAAAACAACAGCAAAAGCACAAGCTACTTTAAAAAATCAATCTATATAAGATAGAACCTCTAAAAAAATGGAGAATATTATGTTTAACAAACTATTCGAACAAAGGGACAAGACTATATCATTACTTGTAAAATTAGGTGACTGCCTAGGTAGATCGCTAAGAGAGAATGTAACCTTATTCTCTATTGATAGCTCAACCTCACAAGTAACTTATCTTACTGAAAGCAACAAGGTTATTAGTGGTCAATACATTATTGACTCAGATGTTTCTATTAAAAAGGTAAGAGTACAAGAAGCGTCCGTCTTTGAGGATGGTACTGAGTTTGATACTTTTGTTAATGAAAAAATTAACAACTTTATTGAAAATATCCACTTCGGAGAGTACTCAACCGCTGACGATTCTTTCTCTGATATCTTATCTCTTTGGGAAAGTAGAGTTAAACTAGGCTCCATTCAGAAAAAGCTACATGAGAAAACAGAGCGGTTGCGTAATGTAGAAAAGATCGTAGAGTCTGTGGAGTTTCAAAACCTTTTAGAGGTTAGCCCACAACTACTAACCTTCCTTAAAGAGAATATCGACAAAGTAACCTCAGTCCCAGAGATTAGAAATGCTGTTAACTTATCCAATTCAGTAGCTCATGCTTTTGATTTTAGAAAACTATCCTACGAGGATTTATCAGAAAGTAAATCCTATACGCTAAAGGATGGAGTAAGTAAGTCTATCTACGAGATGATTTGTCGTCAGGAGTTAGTAAAGAAAGAGCTTCTTGAGTCTAAGAAATCATTCGATTCCATTTGGGCTACTAACCCATCTATTAAGCGTCTTGCTAGTATGATTTTTGAGGATAACGAGGCTACTATAGCTGCTTTATCAGAGGCCCTTCAAGATGTTCCTTATCTTGCTCTCGCCTCTAAAAAGAGTTTGTTTAATACTTTTAGCAACTGCTTAGGCCAAGTAGATGGTATTGGAGTTTCAGATAAGGATATTCAAAAGTTTGCTTCTGATATCTTTGAAACAAAGAAAGAAGTAAAAGAAGCTTTTATCGAAGCTATAAACGAAAAGTATGGTGTAAACATTAGAAACCTCCAAGAGCCAGCCTCCTTTAAGAGTCTTGCTAATACTCAGGTCGTTATTTTTGAAGCTCTATCAAGACTTGCTCCTAAAGGAAGTGTCCTTAAGCAAGTATTATCAGAAGCAGGTAATTGCCTAAAGAGCCGATCAGGAGTTGAGTGTATTGATGTAAATGACTATATCTTTGAAATGTTTTTAGAGGCAGGATATGGTGATTTTATTGAAGAAGGCTTTAGTGCAGGCAAGTATACCAAAGTAGACTTCAAAAGAGTTGCTGCTGATCTAGCATCTGTATCAGACCTTATTGCAAGCCTTCAGGACACCGCTGAGATGGACGCTGAGTATCCTAGCGAT